CTTCGGCTTCGGCCAAGCACTGAATCAAATACGTGTCGGGCCATTGATAAGGTAACACCGTGTCGTCAATTTGCTGACGAGCATCACTGAGTAAGTCTGAGACTTCCATGGCGATTAGTCTTCTTTGTTGTCGGTGGCGGCAGCTAATTCAGCCGCTGCTTTCAAATCGCCGAATATGCCGTAAACATCTTCTTTGCTCGCATTGAAGCCAGCTATTCCGCGAACGATATTCATGTTCGGCATACCGGAGTTGGTGAAATCATCTTCCTGATCGCGTTCGAGCATTTTTACCAATGCGTCGGTAATCAAGTCGTTTTCCGATTTATCGGTATTGCCGCCTTGATTGGATTCTTGTGTCTTGAATTTTTGATCGGTTTCGCAACCGGACAATATAGCTTCGTGATGCAAGCTTGTTGGAATTTCTTGCCACTCAGGACCAATTAGTGCGACATGACCAGAGGTGCTTGCAATACGAATAGGTAAATCAGTAGGGCTTTTGAATTTCATAGTAACCTCGTTATTGACAGGGATAAAGAAGCCGCCCGAAGGCGGCTTTTATTGACAAATTACGTCACTTGTCGTTTAGGACAGTTCGCCGTAATTGCACTCGTTGACGCCTTCGCACGAATATTCAATACGGAGTAGGCCTTCACCGGTCGTGGCTGCGGTTCCCACGGCGGCTCGGGTAATACCGATAGTGATAGCGGCTGCGGTGGTAGTGGTGCCCAGCGATGAAAGTGCTGTGCGTGCCGCAGCCTTAAAGTTGGCGTCATTCAAATAGGTATTCGGCGCAGCCGATGTCCCCACGTCAAGAACGTCAGTAGTGCCGGTGTTTGAGACGGTACGAACAACCACTTCACCAGCGGTCAGGAGTGAGCCTTTCGGCAACTCCACCAATGGTACGAACACGCCGGTCGGCAGGTCCGAAAACAAAAAGCTAACCAAGGCAACTTTGTTACTTTGGCGAGCATAACGGGCTGAAATAGCCATGTTGCTTCTCCTTGAAAATTAAATGACTGAGCCCAGGCTTTCACCGGGGCTCAGCGTTTTGGTTAGAGTGCGGAATCCAGCGTCATCACACCAAAGTCTTCGGTGGTTTGACTAAATGGACTAAAGAATTTGGGCTTCAACATACCCATGATTTTTGAAATCGCGATGCCTTGCTGATTACCGAAATCGAATTCTTTTTCGTCCCATTCTGGTAAGCGGAGATCGGCCATCGCCAAAGCTTGAGCACCAAGCAAGAGCGAACGAGTACCGTCAACAGTACCACCAGAACCCCATTTGCTGCCTGAGATCGCACCGGAAGTGTTGTACACCTTCTGATACGGGGTGATGCATAAGCCGTCGATCGTGACCTTGCCGCCAGCAAAGAACTTGTTGTCTTCACCGCGAACATCGGCGTTGACAATAGCGGTACGGAAGTCCGGGTCTTTCCATAAACGTGCCATGGTGAGCGGGTGAACACAAAACATGTACCAATCTTGTCCACCCTTGCGGACAGGCTTGATGCGCTGGTTACGCGCCTGGGCAGCAATATCGACCAACGCACCATATTTCAGTACATGTCCAGCAGCGGTTAGCGTGGTGTCACCGGCTAGCAAGTTGGTACCATCGAAGCGGAAGCTACGATTGGCAGTCGGTGCCGAGACATCAGCAGCATAGTCCAAGGTGGTCCAGTCATCTTCACCGTTCGGTGCAACACGCACAGAACCATTTAGGCGCTGTGCAAATGATATGCCACTGGCGGTATGGACAAGCTGTTCTTCCATGGTTTCTGCCATCCAGCGACCCAGCTTGTCTTTCGCCGGGGAGCGAAACTGGATAACGCTACGCTGATCAGCCATTCGGCCTTTGTTCTTGACCGCTTTACGCAGTTGATCAACCGTAATTTCCTGCCAGTAAGATTGCAGCGAAGATTCGCGGCCTTCTAATTGGTTGTCACCAGTAACGCCACCATCAAACAGGTCGGCGATCAAGTGAATCATTGCCGTGGCAGTGCCTTTATCGGTATTTGTGAGTTCTGTGACGTGCTCAACAATGCAGCCATCACCTTGTCCCATCCATTTATCGAAAAAGAAATTGTCACGGAAGTGCTTGTAAGAAGCATGTTGCCACGCACGGCGTTTTTGCGGCTGTTGCGAGCCGAAGTCAGTAGTTGACATAGGAATTACTCCAATAGAGGTTGTAAGGATTTATTTCGATGACCGTTACGCAGGTCTTGCGAAGCGCAGCCCTTACGTGGCTACGAGAGAGACGGGCGTTTTCCTACGCCAAGTGATACAGAACAACGCTTTGTATCGAAGCGAATCACTGACTCAGTGAGCGAGTGGATAAAACCTATCCACGAGGTTACACATGCTTAACTTATTCTGCAATACCTAACGCACGGTTTTGCTGTTCTTGAGACATCCCAGCCCACTGCTTGGTACTCATGGTTTCACTGACATCAACGCCATCAGTGGTGGCACGATTACCTGTGCTGCCGGGATTTGCAGCTGGCAGAGACGAGGCTGCGGCGGCATTTTTGGCGGCGTTAACCTGTCGCTCGGTGGGCTTTTTATCTTCGACTGTCTTTTTGTCGTCGGGTTTAGCATCCGTGACCTTTTGCTCATAATCAAAAATAGCAAAAACGGCTTTCTCAGCTCGACGTATTAATTCATCATCGTGCAAGGCGTTGCCTGTGTTCCGGTCAATGAGCTGTATTTGTTCTTGCATTGCAGCAGCAGCGCCATCGATCGCGAGAAACTCGGCATTGTTTTCGCGCCAATCTTTTTGCACAAGGGCAAAAGATTTATTAATGTCCTTGGCAACGATGTCTGCCAGAACGGCATGCTCGGCTGCACGTTCTTCGGCAATAATTTCGCGAGCAATGAGTCTTGCTTCTTCACGATTGATCCGAGTGATTTCTTTATTGTACGAAGCAAAATCAAGGTCGCCATCATCGTAGGCCTGCACAGCAGCCACACGATCGGTTTCCAGTTTTTCGCTAGTGACAGTCGTTTCAGCCGTCTTGGAGTCTTCGATTTGCTTTTGCAGTGTTGCCAGTCGCAATTCAGCATCCGATAACTTGCCTTCTACTTCGCGGCGTTTTTCGGCTTCTTCTGCCACACGAGAACGCGGCACCATATTAGGTAATGGCTTGCCATCTTTTCCGATGTGTTCGTCTGCTTTATCGACAGGCGCAACTTCGTCTTTTTGCTTTTCTTCGGCCTTTACTTCTTCGACGACGACAGTTTCAACAACGGCATCGTCACCTAGCTCATCTTTCATTAACGCATCAAGTTCGGCCGCTTCGGTGGCATTAGGGATATTTGATTTAGTTTCTGGCTGCATAAATTCCTCTTTATGGTGTGGCTGTCAAGCCGGCATTGAGGCCGACATCAGGGTTATCCGGTGTGAGCGGAAATGTGTTTTCAGGCGGCGGCATAATGCCTTCGATCGCTTGATACTCCGGAACGATCGGCGCTGAATCTTTGTCAACGAAACCGGCACTGCGTAACAGTGCGTCGGCAATTTCTGACGTGCCGGGCATCGTGACAATCGTTTGAGCGGTACGAATGGCACTGAACATGCCTTCCACACCCTTGTTGATTGCCTGGGCATCGTGATTGCGAGCCTGAGCTTTCTTGAGCTCGGCTTCTGCTTCGATACGTGGGTCCACTGCGTCGGATTCGGCGGCGGTGGCTTTGGCAATTTCTTCCTTGTCCGACAAACTGGACTTGCGAATAATGTAGGCGTCTGGGATATGCACACCTTTTTCACGCATTTGCATGGCTTGATCAAACTGGCTGTTGTCGAAGCTGGCATTAATGGGGGTTTCTGTAATTACGATGTCGTAATCACCAAGGGTTAAATCGTTCAATATGCTGCCATCGTATTGCTCTTGGTTGACTACCAGTGGCGAAGACGTTTGCACGCCAAACGAATCTTGTTCGGTAATTCGGATCACGCGCTGAGTTGTCATAAACTTCTGAATCAATTTGACGCCGCGCTTAATCAACATGTGACGGGTCCGAGCCAGGTTGTCGAGTTGCAGCGCGTTTTCTTGCTGTGTTTCGTACTGCAACGACTGAATGGCCTTACCACTCATATCCATCTTGTCGCGAACGCTCATGCCATCGCTTTGGCCAAGCAGTGTCTTGAGATTGTTCTGGCACATCTGTACTAATTGGGCGAACCCATCTGGGATGCGGTTGGCTTCGATCTTTGTCGGTTCGCCTATGTTTACATCGTACTCAAGCACCAATGATGTTTGAGCACCGACGATTTTCAAGTCCTCAGTCGTCATGTTGGTCAGTGAGTTTTCCGGCACCTTCCAGCCACTATTCGCCGTCTGGTTGATGACGTGCTCAATCTGACTCATGGCTTTGTTGAGTGTTTCCGATGGGCTTATGGCGTTATCGACCATGCCAATGGACTTGCCACGTCGGAATACGGGGAAGTACGGAATAATGGTGAAGTGCTCATAGGGACTGAGCTCGTCTTTAATCATCACGTCCGGCAATGCCACTTGGTATTGCACACGGCGCATACGACGCTTTGTTACGAACACCCCCATATCAATCAATGAAGCCAGTTGCTCGCGACTGGCGCCTTCAACGATTCTGACATCGCCGGTTGGGTATTGAGCAACAAGCGTGTTTTGCACTTCGTTAATTTGACGTGTCAGCATCCGGTACCGCGTTACCCGTGCATCATCGGTGTATTCGCTGCCCCATTGACCGTAGCCATAAGGCAGGTCACCGAAGCTGTTGCGATGCACGCCATCTTCTTCGCCAAAACTGCTATCCCATTGGTAGTTACTGCGCGCCTTTGCTTTGACTTCATCGGCAATATCTTTGCCCATTTCAAGCTCAATTTGACGCAATGTAAGCCAGTCATTGGTGATGACATCGGTCCACTCGTCTGGGTCATAATCTTTTGCATCGGGGTCAATCAAAACGTCTAAAGGATCGCGAGTGATAATGCTTATGTCGCCCATTGAATTATTGGCGTAGTTCATCCGCATATCAAAGAAACCGCGTCTTTGTATCAAGCCATCTGACATCACTTGTGTTTCATGCCAGCGATAACTAGTTTGATCCAAGCAACTTTTCATCATCTTGGACATGACGCGAGCGCTTTCTTCGTCGGCAGTGCCGCCCTTGGGCAGGAATCCAGCGTCCATGCGGTTCTGAATTTGATAGCCAAGCAATGAATTGATTGAGCGGAAAATAAAGTTCACCTCCCGAGCCGGGCGTCCTTCGCTTTCCAGTTGGTCTTTTAACACTTGGTCCCACATCAATCCCGCACCACGATAGAAGTTCTCGTAAACCCGGACGGTTTGACAATAAGCATCGTGTCCGCGCAATCGAATTTCTTGGTGTCGAGCAAAGACTTCTCTTGCTCGAATTACGTCATTGTTCGTGTCGGTCATTAGGATGCCATTGGATGTTTAGTCTTTCTGTTGAGGGTGTGGGAAATCTTTTTTTGCCAGCCAGGTGGCTCTTGATGCTTTTGAGCAGGCTCATAGCCTTGGCCAAACTGCCGGAATGCATCGGCGTAGTTGGATGACCAATCGTGAATATGCTCTTGAGTGAATGAGCCAAGGTTCGGGTCCCACTTTTTTCTGTAGGCATCCAATGCAGCGATACCGTCCTTACAGTTTTCTTCATCGAAACACGCTGTCGGAAACACTTTGCGGGTTTGGTTCACACCGACAATTACTCGTGGTGTTACGGGAACCACGGTGAATTTATGGCCCGGCATTGCTTCCTTGAAAAGCTGCAATGAGGTCTTGTTACCCTTTAATCCAAGACGCTTTTGGTTCGCGTCGTGCGGCAGGTAATGAGTGCCGAATACATAGCCAGTGTCTTGGCATATCTTCGCGTAGTGCTCAATATCCTGTCCGCTATTTTCGTAGGAACGAATAAAACGGTTCTGCATGCCGACTTGCTGGTGAAACCATATTGCCGTGGTGTCATTGGCGCCAAGGTCCCAGAACGTGTTGACAGGGATACCCGGTATGTAGGGAATCTTCGTGATACGGCCTTGTGCTCGGACTTCCTGCATCTGCGAGAAGTAGAAGGCACCTTTGACCGCGTTACCGCGCCATAGGCCATCGAGAAGCGCCTCGCGTTCTTCCGGTGACAACGACATCAGGCGCTCTCGGTAACCGGTGCCGCGTAAATGTTTGTTGTCGCTCAGCTTGGCCGGGATAAAACTACTGACGATCAATCGTTCTTCGAGAGTCCAGTTGCCATCGGCATCTTCGACTTCGGTTTCCAGCGGCAGGTATCGGCGTGTTGCCAGGCCTTGTTCACTGATATTCCAGTGTTGCATCACCCACTTCTGCCCAGGGCCATCGGGATTGGTGGATGCTCGAATGTACTGAGGCAAGGTCTTATCGACGGTGCGCAGACGTGACTTTAAATACTCATAACAAACATTGGTGACCCAGAGTGTGAGCTCTTCAAAGCCAATCCAGTTAAACGCACGACCTCGGTACTTAAACCGATCCATGTCGTGATGCATGTGGCCAAATTCAAACAGAGCCCCTGATGGCGCCCGCCAAATCTTTTCTACCTTGTTGTACTTGACGCCTGGAACAATCTTCGGGAACAGCTCGTGTGAGCGTTCAATTAAGTCTTTGAGCTCTGGAAAGGTACGACGAAACAAAATGGCGCGAAGGTTCTTATTGGCCGGGCCATCGTGTTGTAGGCACCAGCCATCAACGAGCATGGCATCGCTTTTGCCGCCACCAGCCGCTCCGCCATACAACACTTCATCATCATCACATTGCAAGTAGAG